GTTATATCTGTAGTTCTTCTTCCGGCATAAGTATCAGCTAAACCCTGCCCCCGAAGAACACCTTCCCGTCCTAAACCTTCTTGCTGGGCCTTATAAAGATCTCTTAAGTTTTCTTGAAATAAATTAAGATTAGCTTTTTCGCCAGTTCTAGCAATTCTTCGGTCATCTAATTCTTTAGCGTATTCGAATTGCTCCATTTGCAATTTATATTGGTCTTCAGCTAATTGCATAGCCGCTTTATTAGCCTTATGGCCAAAATAAGCATCTGCAAGTCCAAATAAGAGTGCTCCTTCTGCTACTGCCATGTTATTCTCCTAATTTCCTAAAAGGGATGATATTCCACCGATACCTTGCATCGGTTGATGACTAGGGTCAGGATCTCCACCAGGAGATGTTCCCTCCCCAAAACCAGGAAGACCTGGATGATCACCAGGTGATGGTCCCTCACCGCCACCGACCGTTGTTCCTGGGCAAGTTCTTACACCATCTTCATCAACTGATGTTTCTTCATAATAACAAACATTTCCCTTGCCATCAGTATAATGCTCTGTTGGACCCGGTTCACCATCTTTATCACCATCACCATCACCACCGCTACTTTCTTCTCTCCTTGTAACAACACCTTTTGGTACACTAGCTACATCAAGATCAAGAAATCTTTCTTCAAAAGCGCCAGGTTTAAAATCAAGACCGGTACCTGGATCTCCTAATTTAGCTTCAGCTGCTAACCTCTGTAAAGGTTCTGCTGCTTCCCATCTAGACATATCTAATTTTTTCTGTAGTGTTGCGGCTTCGTCGGCATCTACGAGACGCTGTCTAGCAAGATCTCTTACCATATCTTCTTCAGCATGTAACATAGGTGTACTAAAGGACATTCCAGATGATGCAAACTGTTGAGCTTGAGCAAGAATAGCATTATTAAAATCACGCTCTCTATCTATAGCCCCCATATCTTCACTTCTTTTTCCTAAACCTTTAACCTCACCGATCATACTGCCTCTAATAGATTCTGCAAACGGAGTTCCAAATTTTTGTTTTACATCTACCCTTTCTGTTTCACTACCAGGAACCTCGGGGCTTACGGTAGGTGTTTTATATCCCATTGCTCCAGCAACACCACCACCTGCACCACCACCTGCACCACCAATTACACCTCCGCCACCTCCGCCTCCTTCTGGATCAGTAAAACCATGCTGTTTGTTTATAGCCCTACGATGATCTTCTGTGGCTTTGTCCCATTCTACTACATAATTATCGTAATATTTTTTTAGATTTTTATCAGCAGGATCAAATTTCTTGCCAGCGTCTTTACCTGGACTACCTTCTGGATATATACCCCTTGCTAACCAATCTTCATATGAAACTTTTGTTGATGCCATTAGAATAATCCTAAGTTGTTATAGTAATAAGTAATACCATTAAGTTGAAAATCTGAATTATCAGTTTGGGTCACTTTAAATCCAATCTCTGTTGTCATCAGCTCAACAGGAATAAGCACCCCTGGTCTAGTATCACCACTTAAAGAGAATGCAGTAGTGAGCGACGAGGGGCTTCTAGAATCCCACTTATGTTGGAGATCAGCTGTTCCTGTAAACATTACATCTGAACCATATATCTGCTTCCATACTCCAGGTTGATCTAAAGAATTAAAGGAGCTGCTTACTTCTACGTCTATATCTGCAGTGGAACTAGCTGTTTCATCCTGAAAAGAATCTGGATCGAATGAATATACATGCTCATCACTACCCTCTTTGACTCTTACAAATAAGTAATTTCTATATGCAACCATATCTAATATTTCATTAGAAACTGTCCATCTGGTCCATGCCATTAACCCAGCTTTCGAAGAAAGAGTAAAAACAAACATATCAGTATTGTTTGCCAATATATACTGGTTATTACCTGGAAAATAAACAGCTTTCGGTTCATAAGAAGAAGAAAGAGATGCTTTAACTAACTCAGCTATTGGAGAGCCAACATCTACAGTAGACATTGTATCTGTATAAGTTTTTTGACCAACAGAATGAATTCCAGTTGTATTCAAATAAAACACATCTTCATTTATAGGGGCTATAGTTCTAAAATAACTAACAAAAGCGTTATCTACAGTAGTATCTAATACGGTTAAAGCTGGATTTGGATTAGTTTTCCACAGTTGAATACTATTTTGCATAAAAGCACATAAATATCCACGATATGACGTTACCGCCTTTAAAAACTCATTACCCGATGCTTCTAATCCTGCTGGTAACCCAAGTGTTCCACTAGAATCTTTTACTTTTGACCAGTTTGTTGGATCTTCAGTAGCTGAATATTTAACATACGCTGGGTTAGAATCTTCGGGTTGTACCCCATAAATCTTAGAATCATGGACGCAAACTGATTTACCATTTGGGCAGTTTGTATCAGTTACAGCAACGTTAGTACCCGCTATCATATCCGCTACATCACCATAATGATGTACGATAGTTCCATCATCGTATTCAACAACAACATAAAGAGTGTTATTAAATACTAGAAATTGCCAAACTTGTAGAACCTCATTACTTGCGTCACCTGGATCTGGTAAAGCTAGTGTATAAAGAGATGTACTCATTGGCCCGTCAGCACCCACACCATATCCAGAAAGTGTTTGAGAACCAGCAGTTGCGTGTCTTACTGTATATAAATCTTCATTATACTCAAATAAGCCAACCGAATCTGCGGTTAAAGCACTTGATATTTTATCCATTCCGGCTCGCTTTTTAACAGCAAAACCAGGATTAATGAAAGCATTCTTGCAATCATACAAACCAAGTTGATCAACAACCTGTTCGGCTTTTCTTTGATCCATGCCGTTTCTAAAATCTTGAAGTGTTTTTGCGGGCATTAACTGACCCCTATGTGTAAAACATAACTAATCCCCCTAAGGTGTACGCTACAATCAAGACTGCAGCAATACGCCAAGCTATTACGTATAGCTTAATTAGTTGTGCTATTGTTTGAACTGTCTGAGCTATCAGACTCATCATGATCGTCAGAGCAATCGCCGGATTCACCAGTGTTTTGGCATGTATCAACCTCAACACCGGATCCAACGTTTACATCTGTACAACCAACGATGAACAACATTGCAATCAACATAAAAATGTATCTATTCATGTGGCTCCTCTATCGCATTGCGTTTAAAATAAACTGAAAAAGAATCATTATCTACTTTGGCTGAAAACTGACAACCGGCTATAAATAACAAACCAACTACCAACAATATCTTCATAACAATCTCCCTGATTGATTTACGAACGCTTCTTCTTTTCTAATGGACCTGGCAGCACCCATCCAACAATCATTGGTACTACTACCAGTAAAATAAGAAGCCATCCACCCATCTCTATAATCTGGCCTAAAAGGGTCCAGAAGTTGTCTTCTGCGCATTCATTCATAGCTTTCCTTCCTGTCGCTCCAATTGGAACCGCTTCCGTTATTACATCTGCCACAAAGGCAGTTGTCGTGGCTCCCAGTATCGGCGCAGTCACACCCCCACTCAACGCAATCCCCGCAAGTGCACCGGTTCCTGCCGCTAGGGATGTTATCCCCGCTTTCTTTATCGTCGTGCATCCTACTAAACAACAGACTCCGAGGACCACCAACCAGTCAATCGACCAATAGCGGCTAAAACAAAAAAAGCGACTATTACAAATAAAATTACCTTTTTCTTTACTGACCATTCCGTTATCTTTTTCCACATATTATTCTCCTTTAATTAAGCCACTTCGTTAGTATCGAAGCACCACCAGCAGATATACCCACCGTTGCTAACAATATTCCCAATCCCATTCCCCGTGTCCTCTCGAGGTGCTTCTCCAAATCTTTTAACCTCTTATTGTTTTCCTGCACCTGTGTGGTCAAAAATTCCACCGATTGGATCAACTTCCCGATCTCGATAGGGTCAATATCCAACGGGCATCCCTCGGGAATCATGTCTCTTCGTCGCCTTCTTTGGGAAGATAGGCAGGTCGATCAAAATGTTCGACGTTAATTGCAGAGAAAACCAGACAACTCTCGTTTAACGGAGAGGTTGCTGTACCCATGATTGATAATGTCTTCTTTTCCTCGTTT